TTTCGGGTGATGCCGCGGGTGTGTCGGGTGATGCCGCGGGTGTGTCGGGTGATGCCGCGGGTGTGTCGGGTGACTTTTCGGGTGACTTTTCGGGTGATGCCGCAGGTGTGCGCTGCGGTGATATATCTGCAAATAATGCTTCCCCGTCTTCCACAGTTTCTTCTTCTGGACTGGCTCCTACAACGGGTATATCTATATCGTCTACAAATGTCACGCGTCTCTTCGGAACCGGTGGCCGTCTTCTCCTTGGTGGTTCGGGTACTCTGCGTCGCAAGGGCGTGGGCGGGGGGCCTGCATCCACCGGCTTGTCGCGTATGCGGTTTGTTGACGCATCGTATTCGCCCCTGCGCATCAGACGCCGGATGTTTGAAGTAGTTAGAAGTGTCTTGCGGATAGCATCTTCGTATCTCTCAAGTTGTGTAATTTCCGAGGAGTTTGATTCTGCGCGTATCCGCTTTGTCAGCCTGTCATCCACTATGTTGCTGATTCGTTCCAAAAGCACAATCCACAAAATCTGCCTGCGAACCTGGTGAAGGCGAGAAAGCGTATCGCGCTCCTCTTGTTTTTTCAACCCCCTTTTTTTCATATTTTTAATCACACCAACAATCTTCCGGAATGGTACACCGGTTACGCGGTCCGCCCCCCGTAATCCACGAAGGATATGCGGATAAATCTGCTTGGGTCGTTTTATCGCCCTTGCGATATCCGAATGCTTCCGGCTTGTTCCAAGAAACACCGAAAGGGATTTGTTTAGAAACGGTTCATCGGGATTTGCTGGGTCTGGTTCAAACGCACTCTGACGTACTTTCACACCACGCGCTGGACCGGTCTTTGTAAAGTTTGCTCTAGCCGCGGCCTTCCTGGATAGGTCAAGCCATACCGTTCCAACAATTTCTCCACCCGGGCCATCCGGTGGCTCGGGACCGTATTCTAAAACGACCCCCCTGTCAATCTTTCCTGTATTTGTGACACGTGGAATGTAATATACAGACCCCGTTTCCATCTATCAGGTTCGTATCAAAAAATGATTGATTGCCTCGCGCAGGATAACCTCCTTTGATAAATACGATGACCGCATCTTTTCCAGTATGTTTTCTTGTGGGATCCATTCCACACCGCTCACTTCCGAAATCTGTGATAGATTTGAAGGGTCTACTATCGGAGAAGACTCGTCCGTCGTAGCAATATACAAGTGTGTCTCGTATATGATACCGTTGGAACCGGTGTATACTTCTTTCAGTGGCATTGGTGATAGTATCTGGAGCCTTGACTTGGGGATTCCGGTTTCTTCTTCGAACTCTCTCAGTGCGCAATCAATATCACGCTCACCTTTGTGCGGCCGGCCCTTGGGAAATGTCCATTCCGGCTCTGTATTTGTATGAGTGAGTGTCCCGATATACTCACGAACGGTCTGGATACATTCTTCAAAACGCCGCTTGCTCTTCTCGTATTCTTGCCGATGATGCCTGATATTGCGCGTTGCCCACATCGTTGACCAGATGTCGTAAAACGAGTGTTTCAAGATAGTGTCGTGTTCTTTCTTGGTCATTCCTCGTATTAGCGACCGAATATAGAGCGGGTCACTTGGCTTGTACTTTCCACGAACAAACTCCACGTACGACATGCTGTCCTTCCGTCTAACGAGGAGAACCTTTGCATTTTTTTCTCGACGCGAACCATCCTCATAAAAACAGATAATCCCACACGATAAAAGCGGCGTTTTCTTCTTTTTCTTGTATAATCCACTCCGGGGTATCATTGGTACCCCAAGGTCTACCCACCGTGTATTCGGGATTTCATTACGGTGGGATGTTGGCACAAACGGGGGGGTAGTCGTAGCGGGCGCTGCAGCAGGTGCTGTGGTGGGTGCTGTGGTGGCATGCTTGATTATTTCTGACGAAATATCTACGTCTTCGAACACAGGCAGGCTCGGGAAGGGATCGCGTATCACATGTGGTATATTTTCAGGAGGTGGTATCGGTAATCCTGGTGGGTATTCCGGCCATCGTCTGTTGTGTGTCATCCTTTCTGTAACTTGAAATAAGAAGTTAAAACTTAGATGGGTACTCGACTTTGGGGACCAGATACGTGGTATGTCATTCACGTGATTGCGGACTCTGCACCCGATACACTCAGCGAACTAGACAAGAAGAACTATCGTAGGTTTTATGAATCGCTTGGTAACATTCTACCGTGTCCGTCGTGCGGTGTTCATTACAAGCAGTTCTTAGAAAAGGACCCCCCTACGTTTGATACACGAGTCGATATGATACGCTGGACAATCCGTGCGCATAATCATTCCAATGTTCAAACGGGGTCCCCAGTGTTGGACGAAGACGAGGCGTTCAAGCGTATTGAACAGGAAATAAAGGCGCGCGAGAACGGGATTGTTCGGGGTCGGATACCCACTATGTGGGAGAGCTGTACAGATATGTTCCCACCAGCAGTAATCGCCGCGTTGCTGGTGTTAGCCGTCTTATCGGTGTATAAATCTGTCTCCCGTTCGTAAGATAGATAGATGGCAATACCGACTCCGAGATTCTGGGTGTTTATCGTCGTTCTTCTCGGGATATGGTATTTTTACGAGAAAAACTATGCGGTCCTACAATCCACGTGGGAATGGGGAACAGAGAGGGCACATCGGATGAGCTGGCTCGTTGGTGGTGCGATTATTTTGTACCTGCTCTTTTCCCAGAGAGGTCTTGTTGGAAACATATTCAAGTCTCTCGCAACGATTGACAACGACCCCCGCCTCAACCGGGTATCTTCTATTGGGCCGCCGTCAGTCAGTGGGAATCACCGCCTGCCGGGGACGAGAACCAAGTACAAGCGGAGCGTGAGTGCCCTCCTGAAGAAGAAGGTCGCGGCCAGCCAGTCGTGGAAATGCGGGTCGTGTGGTCATATGCTGGATGAGACCTATGAGGTCGACCACATCGTTGCCCTTGACCACGGCGGTACGAATGAACCCAGCAACCTGCGCGCGCTGTGTCCTCATTGTCATAGGAAAAAGACGGTGGATGAGAGGATATTCTTCTGAAGATAGATGGAATACCTTCCCAGCACGCAAACTACGATAAACCTCGTTATCTCGGTGGGAGCGGCTTTTATTATCGGGAAGCAGCTCTCTAAGATGTATGCTACCACGACGTATGCGACAATGTTGGTCCAGATTGGTCTCGTAGTGCCGTTGTATTATATGTTTTCATATGTGCTGGGTGGAGTATACCGTTTTGTTACCGGGAGTTCACCAAAACAGACTCCCCCACAGACATCGGTTACGCCTAACATCAAGATGTTCCCCAGTGACCCGCTTACGATACCAACCAACGTCGGCCCATCATCACGGCCCATTGTTCCGTCACAAGGAGGTACCACCGCCACATCCTCATTTGGCACATCGTTCCTAATGTCGATCAATACAACCGTGGCAAACCCGTCCATCGGCCCGGGCCAGCTGGACTATGCCCCGTTAGTGGATTTTATGGCAACCACGAGTGGAAAGCCGGTTCTTACGATTGGGTATATGCCCCAGGGAAACCTTTTACAGGCGATATTCTATGAGGGCGGGGCCGGTGACTCGCTGGATATCCCAACCGACGACGCGTATGATACGAGGCTCACAATTGGAACACCACCGATCAAGAAGAGATTTTCGGTGTTCTTACGGACCAGGCCGTCTTCTCCGAACCACGTTACCGTTGAGGTGTATATCAATGGTGTGCTTGGGAAAACATTGACAGTCCGTTCGCTGTTCTTTGGGGGCAGCCCCGGTGGCATACTGCCGAGCATCGGCTATGCCTCAGGACCCAATACGTATCCAGCGGTTGACGCAGAGATTCAGTCTCTGATGGTATGGGGGAACGCCTCCGCGCTCACACTCCGAGACATACAGCAACTGTCTACCCAGCAGATGAACACAGAGCACGCATCGCGGCATATGGATACCACCCGTTGTAATCGCAGCCAAGGTTAGATGTTCGGTATCAATCTTTTCGACATAACGCGCTACACCGAAACAACCACCATCGCGTGGCTTCGTATTATATCGCTCGTGATTACGGCGGTGGGAGTCTATCTGATGTATTATTCAAGAACCCTTTCTCCTCCGTCTACTGTCTTGATGATTGCTGGTGCCGCCGTTGCGATGCTCGGGATAGCATCGTTCCTGGCGTATATGCTCTATGGTCCACAGATAGCGGCTCGCACATCCAGTTCGTGTGTGTACTGTCCCTCTTCTCCGGTGCGGGTGTCTTTGAATGGTGGTCTTCGTGGTACTCTTCCAGGAACCGCACCCCTCCCAGAAGCAGACCCCTTCCGGCACACCGCGATTTATTACTGCATGTTCAACGATATGCGCCCATCGGGCACAGCCAGTAAACCCACAAGTGATTCGGTGATCCAGCGGACGGACATGTACAACCTCTTCGTTGACAGCAACACAGGGCAACTAGGCATCCAAACACTCCCGGACGACGGCGACCAACCAGTCTATATGGGAAGGATGCCGCTCCAGTCATTCTGCCAGGTCACGGTCGTACAAGAAGAAAAGGAACTCCGCGTGCTTGTAAACGGCATTCCCCGGGGGTCCGTTATGCGAAAGAATCTGCCGCCCACGTCATCTATACAATCCCAGTACATACTCAACAAAGACGGGGTGGTCCGATCGGGGATCGTATACCAGGTACAGATTCACAAGGGTATCCTCACGGAAGAAGACCTTCTGAGCGCGTACGAGCGCATGGCGATCCAGTATGAAAACGATGTCACCTTCCAGAATACGCATTCCCCAACCGCGGCCCACCAGTCGCAGATGTCAACCACCGATACGCTGATGGGATACCTGCGCGTACTTGGTTCGTTTTTTGGGTATGATTCGGGGATGGCAATCTCTTCCAACAACACACGGATTATACAGGATATGACGCGAGTCTCTTTAGGAGTCTCTTCATAAGTTCTACGACTTTTACCCTTTCTGAATAGATAGAATGGCAACGAGTACGGTTACGCTTTTGGTTACGGTTATGGTGATTATTGCGGTTACGGTTGCCGTGTACTACCTATCGTACCTGTTTATTGGATCGGATATATCCACTGAGTATGTTCATCGAGGAGAGATTGACGCCGTTCACGATCCACGCGAAATACGCGTTCCGGCCACGAAGATGGATAAGCTGGCTGGGTATAATGATTATTCGTTTGCTATGTGGTTTTACATCAACGATTACCAGACTGGATTCGGAAAGGACAAGGTATTGATCACCCGCGGCAACGGCTCCTCTGTCAACCCGGTAGTGTATCTGGACGCGAAGACCAACACTCTCGTCACTGGGTTTGGCTACCAGACGCCCGAGGGAGGTAACAAGGTAATGCGCTGCAAGATACCAAACGTACCGGTGCAGCGCTGGTCGCATCTCGCAGTGAACGTGATGTCAAACGGGATCAACGTGTACCTCAATGGCCGACTCTTCCGCGGATGCTCGGTTCCGGGCGGGAATGGTCCTATCGCGAGCCCCGGCTCTGCCCCCCTCCAGATCCTTCCCGAGAAGGACGTGTTCGGTGGGAAGCTCTCTGGGATTCTTTTCCGGAGCAAGACGATGAGCGCGGATGAGATAAACTCCATCTACCACGCCGGACCGGGTGCGTCATCTACTGGATTGCTAGATGCCATCTTTGGAGTGAAGAAGATCCAGTTCGTGTTCAATGACTCGGGGAAAGACAGCACGTATAGTATTTCGTTGTAGATAGTATTCTGGGATAACCATAGATGGATACCCTGTTACAGACACCCGTTGGTCAAGGACTTGTGCTTTTAGGAATATTTCTTATCGGCATAATCGTGTTGATGTTTATAGCGTATTCGCCACAAACCACGGAGGTTCGTTTGTTTGATGGCTCGCTCCAGGGAAACCACACAACCCAGTTCCACCAGAACCCAGCCGTGAAGGGTGCCAAGATGCTGCCTCGTTCACAGAACCGGGCGGGTGGTGCCGAGTTCACATACACATGGTGGATGATGGTGAACCAGTTCGGGGCGGCATCGGAGCCCCAGGGTGTATTTATGAAGGGATACCCCAAGCCCCAGAACCAGAAGGCACCCCGCACCTTCTGCCCCTCCGTGGTCGTGTTTACGAAATCCAGCGGGGAGAACGTGCTCCAGGCCCGATTCAACACGTATACGAACGAGACGGAGGTGGTCGAGGTAGAGAACGTTCCAATCTCCAAGTGGTTCCACTGTACCCTTACCGTGGAACGGGGTATGGGGAAGATGTACGTCAATGGTCGCCTGGCAAAGACGATTGCCTTCTCGGGGGTTCTGAATCAGAACTATGGACCGCTTGTGGTTGCGCCGGAAGGTGGTTTCGGTGGGTTGGTCAGCAACCTGACATACTATTCCTACGCGATGAACCCGGTTCAGGCGGCGGATTCCGCGGCGATTCCACCCAACAAGACACTCCTCGCGCAGCCTGGTGCCGATGACTCCCTGCCGTACATCTCCAAGGGATGGTATATGTCTCAGTGATTATACCAACAACTAGACCACATTGGTCTGCTTGTTAGCAACTCCTACTCCGAAACACCGCGGATGTTCATGGTTTCCGCTTCGTGGGCCAACGCCAACTTGAGGTCAAGCAGCAGCATCGTTATGTAATGATCGGCGTCTTTTAGTACCTCATCTTGTTCCACGGTAGATATGTAATCCTGCCACTTGTGAATGTACGTGTCTACCACCGCGGAGAACTGGTCACTCTGGCGGATGCGGTTCGCAACAAGTCGGCACCGACGGTCTTCTGGGGTTTCATCTTCATCTTCGGATTCATCACTGTCTTGTGGCTCGGTATACGATTCAAGTGTGGTTGTCACTGCATCACACGCATTGTTACACATTCTCATAAACATATCCTTTCGGTCTTCTACCTTCCTACGATTGTCTTCCTGAACGGATACATAGCGATTCCGAAACTCACTACATAGTTCTACATTCCGGTTCTCTGGAAACTTTTCATTAAAATGCTTCTCCTTGACGAGGCCCATTATCGCACCCGGAATGTTACGCAGCGCGTCTACGATGAGTTTCTCCGTTATCCACTTGGGGTTTTCCTTGCCAAAGGGACGGATAATAATATTCTGCTGGATGTTATTGATTGTTGTGTTATTGTTTGTTTGGTTCTCAATGTTGTTAGTAGTGGATACCGCTGTGGGTGGTGTCTTTTCTGCTGGTACGATGTCGGTCACCGGGTGTTTTGATTTGATGTGACGGAGTAGGCCATATCGGGTTTTATATTGTTTATTACATTTATCGCATATGTTTACATCAGTTATATCATTACATACTTCAACAACTCCATACTTAAAAGCACAGTCATTCCCCTTCTTATGTTGTTGTATCCAGTGAGATACATGCCTTGATACATTATGTTTTTCCCATATTGAGTTCTGTACAATAAGTTTATATGTCGTATCATTAATTTTAACGGTTCGTATCATTGAACCATCGGGATGCTTCTTAAATCTTGATATCATTACTATCTATTGGGCGTTTATTTTACATAGTTTAGACGCTTATTATACATTATTAGACGTTTATTATACAGTTTTGGACGTTTATTATACGTTTTGTTGATTATCATACAGTCCGTACTCACACACACAACCACTGATTTTTAGGACCCATACTTTTATTTTTTATTTCAGTATGTTCACCTTGTAAATACCTATTGAAAAGTATAAAGTGAGACTTTCTTGGACACATAGTCTACATAAGTGGGTGTTTATCATACATTATGGACGTTTATTATACATTTCGTCGCTTAATATACAGTCCGTAGTCACACACACACAACCCTCAAAGGTTAGGTCTCCAGATTCCAAAATGTGTTTTGCGGTTTACTTTTGTTGTAAATAATGCGTTTATGTGTATTTTTACGATTCGGTAGATTCGCTGGGTGAAACTTCCGTTAACAACGAGAACAAGCATTTGATTTGTTGTATTGGAATCTTAAAGAACTCACGCCTTTGTGTGACGCGGTAGTCTTTCAAGAGTGTTATGTATGAGTTGTTCCTTCTTATAAGGGTTGTGTACGCGTTTGGATAGTATGTGCTTGTAATCGTCGGGGATCTTCCATGTGCTTGGTTTGTTTGCGTCTGCCAATCTATCTTCGACATTTCGTGTTGTCATTCCAATCTTGTATATTCCCGGCATAGATTCGCACTGGAAACAGTATACGTATCCAATAGGTTCGCTTGGGTCAATCGCTTCGTATTCATCTGTCTCAGGTAAACTCGGTGTATCGCTTTCGGTTTGAGTGGAGGTGGTCCGTTCGTTTGCTTCTGATGTTTCTTCGCTGTGGTATTTTTTAATATGACGTAATAATCCCGATCTTGAATTGTATTTTTTATTACACATCTCATACATATTTAATACATCTGATTCACTAATTTCTGTGATAGTTCCATATTTAAACGGTAATGTTTACCAGAACGTTTATTCGCAATATAATAATACATATGTTGACTAATTTGACGGGTTTCTGTTGCATTCCATATTTCTGATGGGATCGTTACCCTGTATTGAATTCCATTTATTTGAAATGTTTTTGTATATTTACCATGACCAATGTGTTGGAATCTTGACATCTGTTATAGAACTTATATATAGTGGTCTGTATAGTCCTAAATATGATTTGTAATATCTGAGTCACATACATCCACCTCTCAATTGACATACCGAATGGTGTACTAAGGAATCCAGCACATAGATAAGTATACAATGGACAACACCAGAACCGCCCTCGGAGATGAACGCCATTATTCAAAGACCCTGTACCAGAAGGGTGCGCGCGGAGAGACGCGCGTGTGGAGCATCTGGGTCACCGGGTCAGACGGGAAGACTAACGAGGGTGGCGAGGCAACCATCCACCGCGAACACGGCACGCTGGGTGGGAAGCACACTGGTACAACCCGGGTGATCCACAAGGGCAAGAACCTGGGGAAAAAGAACGAGACAACACCCCTCGAGCAGGCAATCGCGGAAGCAAAGAGCGTTGCAACCAAGAAGGCAAGAGAGGGTTATTCACCGGAAGAAGCAACGCGCGGAGAGGTATCCCACGACGTGGTGCTCCCGATGCTGGCCCACGATTACCACAAGCAGTCTCGTGGGCTGTCCTTCCCGTGCTACGCACAGCCCAAACTGGATGGTGTTCGCATGGTAGCGGAACGCCTCGCGGATGGAAGCATCCGGATGACAACGCGAACCGGCAAGGTCGTGTCATTCCTGAATCATATCCGCGAAGCGCTTCACAAGATTCTCCCAGTGGGAGTCGTTCTAGACGGGGAACTGTTTACCACGGATAGAACATTTGAAGAAATCACGGGAATCGTGAGGCGATCGGTAAAAGACCAGCGAGACCTTGACGAGTCAGAGCAGATTTGCTATCACATCTTTGATGCATTCCACCGGGGACAAGAGGCGATGTCTTACGTGAAGCGCAAGACCCTGGTGCACGACACGCTGCGTGATATCACCGCCGAGTCACCCCTCGTGATTGTTCCAACGGTAGATATCGGGTCCCAGGAGGACGCGGATGAGACCCACGTAACGTTTGTTGCGGAAGGACACGAGGGGACTATCTACCGGACCCCAGAAGCACCGTATAAGATTCGTCTTCGGTCGCGGGACCTTCTCAAGCGTAAGGATTTCATCACCGATGAATACCGGATTGTTGGGGCAACCCAGGGGGTCGGCAAGGACGATGGTTCGGTAATCTGGGTGGTGGAGACTTCCCCGGCTGCATCGGGGGCGGGTGATGCCCCCGGAGTAGACCCCCAGAGATTCAACGTGAGACCTCGAGGGTCACTGGAACAGCGCCGGCGGTGGTGGGACGACAGGGACTCGTACGTCGACAAGATGATTACCGTGCGATTCCAGAATCTCACAGAGGGTGGTATCCCACGATTCCCCGTGGGTTTAACCGTTCGAGACTATGAATAGTAAAGATGAGGGTATATATTGATAATCGTGAGAGGACTCTTGTGGACATCCTGACGAGCATCGGGGTTCCACACGTGTCACGCCAGCTGGATGTCGGTGATATTGATATGTTTGGAGAGAGCGGTCAGAGGTTCATCCTCGAGAGGAAGACGCTTCCCGACCTCGCAGCATCCCTCCGCGATGGCCGATTCAAGAGCCAGAAGGACCGATTGCTGGGAGTGCTACAGCGTGAACCAGCCACCGCGATAGCGTATGTCGTAGAGGGTGACCTCGGTGAGAACGACCTGAGGAAGATTCAGGGGCGCGTGAGCATCGGCACGATCCGGAGCCTGTTGAACACGATCCAGTTCCGGTACCGTATCCCGGTGATTACAACCAAGAATATCCGCGGTACCGCGCTATTGATACGCAGCGTCTACAAGCAGGTCTTATCCAAGCCGGATTTTTGCCCGGTTGGGAGTGGTCAGAACGCGGGGTGCGCGGGTCACGCTGACCTGATGCCGAAGATCCGGAGGAACCGGCGGACCGATAACGGGTCGTTGTGGACCTCGATGCTTACCGCGATCCCGGGTGTGAGCAATAAGATATCATCGGGTGTTGTTTCTCACTTTGAGGGTATTTCACAGGGTGGGATTGTCTCGTACGTACGCACGCATTCCAAGCAAGAGTTCCAGGACTGTGTGCAAACGGTTCGCATCAACGGGCGTAGGCTCGCGAAAAAGGTCTCTGCGCGTATCATCTCTCTGATGTATCCCGACACGCCCCGTTTATCAGAATCGTCTGATGATACGGATGATGCTGGAGATATCACCATACCAGACGCGAACACGAACCCGCGTGAAACGTCCTATCATCCCGGGGTGATAGACATGTACGTGTCTTCTTCACCACTTCCGGAAGCAAGTACCTCTTTGTCAAATTGACCTAAAAGTTAAAGCCTATATATATACAACACAACCTATACAGATGTCACAAAAGCACAGCGACACGTACAATCCCTGGAACTCACACAATCGGGTTATTCCCGCTGGCGTGGTTCGCACCATCCTTCAGAAGTATGGCATACACGACTCCCCACGCAATACTGAATACTTTCAGAAAGCGTGTGTGCACAAGAGTTATAGCAAGCGAGACCCCGAGACACACGGAGATGTCCTGATGGATCCCGTTCCACGACCGAGTGATTGCCTTGACCTGCGAGACGAGGACAACGAGCGGCTAGAGTTTATCGGCGATTCTATCCTCGGGTGTGCGATTGCCCTGTATTTGTACGAGAGATATCCTGGTCAGTCGGAGGGGTTCTATACGCGCCTTCGCACGAAACTCGTGAACAACAAGACCCTTGGTATCCTGGTAAAGACTATGGGTCTTCAGAAGTGGCTGATCATTAGTCGCCACGTGGAGGACCGTTGTAACGGGAGAAATAACCTAAAAATCCTTGGGGGGATGATGGAGGCCTGGATTGGCGCGGTATACAAGGAATACGAGAGCCGTGGGTACAATGCATTTCAGTACGCGAGAGCATTTGTTGTGAGGATTATGGAGGAGCATCTTGACTTTGCGTCCATTATCTTGGATGACTACAACTATAAGGACCAGCTCCTGCGAGCATTCCAGTCAAAGCACGGGGCCCCCCCACAATACAAGGTCGTATCGGTCAAGGGTCCCCCACACGACCGAACATTCAACATGGGTGTTCTCAATCCAGATGGGAGCATCCTTGCGATGGGCGAGGCCCGTGTCAAAAAGGTTGCTGAGCAGATTGCTAGCAAGAAGGCGCTGGATACAATGTGGTCTACGTAAAACGACATTGGTAATAGAGGAATGGCAGCAACAGATACGGGTGCCGTCGCGAAGATAGATGGCCTAGACGATTCCACCCGTGACCTTAAGGGTAAAACCGAATCGGGGTGGCACATTCCATCGGGCGTAGTGCCATCGGTGTCTCTGCGTCGCGGGGAGATTGATGAGGATCGGATACAGTCAAAAGAAGTGGGCGGGGGAAAGATTGCCCCGAGGTTATTCTACGAGGATGGTACACCGGCTCCCTATACCGGGGGAGACGTTCTGAGTATGATTCGGCAGAATCCAGAAGAACGGGGTGCACCGGGTCTGGTATCGCGCCTGATAACCGAGATGCTTGCTTCGCAGAGCCCGGAGGAACGCGCTGCGTATGACCCGAAAGATGCGGTCGATATGGCGGTTGCGTGTGCTCGCGGAGAAGACGGGGACGATTCGGCGTCGTCCTTTGTGTACCAGGATTTTCTTAAGCGCTATATGCGATCGCGCACACCAGAGCGGGGTGTGCTCGTGTATCACGGGCTGGGGTCCGGTAAGACGGCAGCGAGTATCGGGATGATCGAATCGTGCCTTGATACGCGGCGCATCGTAGTTATCCTGCCCGCGTCTCTGAAGGATAACTACCGGCGCCAGATGGAGCGATTCGTTCCGGCATTCTTTGGGAACGGCTACCTGGGTGGTTCTTGGCACTGGCGATTCCGTGGGATCGGTGCGGGTGATGCTAGCGAGATAAAAGAAACCTCAGAACGACTTGGGATTCCTGAAGACATCATCCGTAAAAACGCCGGGGTATACGAACTGGATGCGGATGAGAACAAGGGGGGGATACCTCGTCTCTCACTTCCACGCGAAGAACGTCACAAGCTAGACGCGCAGATTCTTCAAACGGTATTTTCGCGCATCACGATGTATTCTTCCAACGGCCTTTCTTCTCGTAAATCTAGGAAGAAGAACACCTCAAAAGATAGTGATTCGGCTGGTAAGAAACGTGTGGAACGGAGCCGGCTCTACGTTGAGGATATTAACCTAGACAACGCCGTGATCGTGTGTGACGAGTTTCATCGGATCATAAGCATGCGGCGGAATATGTCTCCGGTTGGACTGGCTCTCTACGAGAAGATACGAGACGCAAAGAATGCCAAGGTGGTCGCACTGTCGGGAACCCCCGTCGTAAACGCACCATACGAGGTTGCGCTTATCGCGAACATGCTACACGGGAAGCAGTTTCTTCATTTTTTCAAGGTTGCGTTTGCGGATGGTCGCAGCCCGGCGGACTGTGCCGATGAAGCGGTCACGCGGGATGTTCTGCTGGATCCCATCGTAAGGTTCACCCGGATTCAGCCGTCTACGCGCCGGGGTGGTGGGAATGAGTTAGTAGTCGTGAAACATCCGCTGGGATTCCGGAGCGTGTACGATAGCGAGGGTAAATACGCGGGTGTGGTATACGAACCAGACTGGGAGGGCCACGGTGCACGGGACGACGAGACTGGATGGAGGCAGGCCCTCGCTGACCGACTCAGAGGGAAGGGGATTCTCATCCTTCAGCGTCCAACGGATGTGCGCGTTGGCCACGAGGACTGGCTCCCAGAGCAGGAGGATGTGTTCCTGGATATGTACACAAAGTCGGGCGCGCGAGATGCCGAGGGTGATGAAATCATTGAACGCCGCGAGGAGTTATCGCGGCGACTTCTCGGGAAGATTAGTTATTACAGGGGTGCAGACCTGCAACTTCTCCCGAATGCTCCGCCGATTCAGGTGATCCGTGTGCCGATGAGCGAGGAACAGTTTGGCGTGTACGAATCGCAGCGCAAGGAGGAAATCACGCGCGAAGATATGGCACGCAAACGCGGTGTTTCAAACAAGTCATCCAAGGGAGGGGGTGATGATGATACGTTTGGGGCACGTGTGATGACGCGACCCGCGTGTAATATGGTATTTCCTGAATCGATCGAGAGACCCACGATGAACGCGATACGAACCCGGCTGGGTGAGAAGACCGTCAACAGCAAGCGCGTCATTGAAGCGTATGCCGAGGAGAGCAGGTTTGCGATTGAGGCACTCCGTGAACACCCAGCATTCAACGAGGCGGATATGGATGTCCGCCTGGAGAACCTCCGCCGTTACTCCCCCAAGATGGTTGCGATGATAGACAGGATCCAGAAGACGGACGGACTGGTTCTGATATACAGCAACTACCTCCATATGGAGGGTCTCGATGGTGTTGGTGTGTTCTTGGAGAAGATGGGATACGAGCCGATGCGGCTTGTGTATGAGTCTACGGAACGAGGTGGTGCGGTCCGGGAAGGCATTCGGGGTAGAAAGGCCGCCGCGCGCGGTGGGATTGACGAGCAATCCACCCTCCGCGTCGAGAGGATGATTCAAACCGAAGAGCTGCCCGAAGAACGTGCTGCTTTTATAAAGGCTCCAAAATACATCATATACTCCGGAGATGTGGATGAGATAAAGCGTTCCGCGATCGTATCACTCTTTCGAGGAGAAATCTCGCGCTTGTCGCCTCGTCTGCGCAAGGACATCGTGGAAATCGTTGGGGGTGAAGAGGCGGTTCGGGGCGATGGTACGGATAATCTCCACGGAGAGATCGTAAAAACGCTGATGATTACAGGTGCTGGTGCGGAGGGTCTTGACCTGCGTGGTATCCGACAGGTTCATATCTTGGAGCCTTATTGGAATCGTGCGCGTGAGGAGCAGGTGTTTGGTCGGGCGGTTCGTATCTGTTCACACGCGCTGCTACCAGAAGACCAGCGTAACGTAGACAGGTACACATACATCTCTACGTTTACTGAAAGCCAGGTATCCTCGGGTGGTTCGAGTGAGCTGGTTGTGCGGGACGACGGGAAGACGACGGACGAGTACATATACGAGCTTGCTTCTAGGAAGCAGCGGGTGATCGATGCGTTCCTCCGGCTCTTGCGTTCGGTTGCGGTTGACTGCGCGCTCCACGCCAAGAAGAATGATATGCTTACATCTGAGTGTTACGTGGCACCGCGAGGTGATATCCGGGAACTGGTTTCACCGTCCTTTGCGGATGATAAGGATGATATGCGGGTCATCAAATCCAGGCGTCTCCGTGGGCTGATTGATATTGAGGCTCACCTGGTATACATTGGGAAGGACAAGAAGGAATACCCACGTGGTTCTGCGGTAGTAGTCTATGACCCGAATACTCGTATTGCATATGAACTGGACCCGATACTTACTGGGTATGTGACTCCTATCGGGGAGATGACAACCTCAATGGATGGCATCGACAGGATTGTATTGTACAAGGATATCTACGGCGGTGATGATTCTGAGGTGCCGCTGGGTGTATCGCGGGGTGATAAGACAGCCGCCGCTCCAATGGTAGAATCCGTGGCAGCAGCCGCATCCAGTGGTACGCCTATCAGAGGAGATACTGGGTTTAGATATGTATTTAAGCAGGAAGACTACGACCTCAAGCCTAATCCTGAAGAATACCAAGCGGCAATGACCCAGATGATGGACGCGGCGATGTGGGACCTGATTCCCCGGTGTGTAAACACCGACGGTGTTGCTGTGTTTGCGATTGGACACCCCGGGTCTGGTAAATCTAGCACGTGGCAGACGATATATGAGGAGTCGCGTGAGACGTATTTAGACGAAACGATACCCGATGTAGACGCGTTCGTACGGATCGACCCCGACGAGTTCCTCCTTCACAATCCATTCTTCGTACAACATCTCCGCGAAAGGGTCGCCGCCGCGTCTGCGGACGGTACGGTTACGCTAAACCCAAACGTGGTTGGAAACAGGACAATCCGCCGAATGATGAGAGAGGGTGTAGACCAGTTGTTTAGACTGTGTGTTGAGAATCAGTATTCGTTCGTGTACGAAACACTCTGGCAGGACCCCGACTATTACCTCCAGAACGTGTACCTTCCAACGCGCGAATCATTCAAGCACGTGTTTGTATACGTATTCCAGAATGATTCCCTCGAGGATGTTACTAGCGGAATCGCAAAACGAGCCGAAGCAACCGGTCGCTACGTTCCCGATGTGCTTGTTCGGGAGAAATGGGAAGAGGGGATGCGCAGGACGCTTTTAGACCCAGATGTGAAATACACAGGGGGGTCAATCTTGCAAGCCCTCGCAAGCCCGTCAACACCATACATGCCGGCAAACGAGGGACAGTTGATACAGACCACAAACGAGGGGATATACGAGTCTAAATATAAGGTTATGGTACTTAATGGTATTCGGTAATAAATACGGTAATCGCCCACGGAGAGTGAAACGTACAGATCGCAGATTCAATCTGGTCGGGGGGTTCATCCGATGAGCCACTGGGTGTGTATGCAGCCCCATCCGTGTATACACGGTCACTGTATTCGTTTTTACCTCTGAGTTTGATACGAACCCCGTGTACACCCTGGGTTGCGGGGACGTGTATCTTGTTATCTTTTGTGATGCTAATACCGGTTAACTCGGTATTGACGTAGTCCCCATCTGGGTTTCGGAACGTAATCGTGTAGTTCTCGTCGGGGTGTCGTTGGATCGTATGTGGGCTTGGCTTAAGGATGGCTGGGTGGTTATGAGACTGGAACGTGTAGATGTCGTTTCCATTTAGAGAACATATCATAAACGGAGAAGATGTATCACGTATACTCTGTGGCATTAGAATGCGATCCACCTGGATATAGCGCGTGTTGTTGTCGGGTGTGTACTGGATACGCACTGGGTATACTTCGTCGGGATTATACGTCACCGACACCGTACGGACCGTACGTATTGTTGTGGGCTGGTTCATCGTATGTTCCAAGCCATGGCTGGCTGGCTGGGTGCTGGTTGTTGGGTGTGGTGGTACAGGGGGGTATGTAGTGATTGGTGGTGGTGTCATCGTGTGTGGTGCGATGGGTGGCTGCTGGCTGGCTGGGTGCTGGTTGTAGGTTGGTATATGAGTAGGTGAAGCAGCCGTGGGGGATGTGGGTGCTCCGTGATTGTATACAGGGGTATCCGGCGTGTACCCAGCTGGATGATGTTGGGGTGGAGGGGGTGTATGTGAGTCGGATGGTGGGGGCGTTACACCCAGAGATGCGTCTTGCTCGAGCCGTCTTGCCATTTCTTGTTGTACGAGATTGTCAATGGATGCCTCCTTTTCTTCTGGTGGTGCGTCCGACGTACCCTTGTGTGTATCTTGGGTGGGGATGGATTCAAGTTGCTTGGATGCTCCTGCGATTGCCCGTGGGATTGCCTGAAGAGCCAGCATCGTGGTCTCCCTCTGGATGTCACGAGGTGAAGCGTCGCGATTCCTGGATGTAGATTCAAGACACTCTGCAACGGATGCGGTTGCGGCATCATATTGTCTTCTAGTTATCTGAAACGGGATGGTACCTTGTTGTGCTAACGTCTGTAGCACGTGTTCCCGGATAATATCTACGATTGTCGATGACATACTAAAGTCTAGAGTCCTATTTTCTACCTCTTCCGAACGAGGGTGAAAGGAGATATTTTCTTAGACTTTTTACGTTCTTCTCATCGCGTATTGTGGTAACCGCTTTTCGGAGATTCCCGTGGGTTGTGATCATATCAAGGAACACGATGCAGAACGTCCCGCACTCAACACCTCCTTTCTGGTTCGGATAGTCGTTGTACAGGAGGGTCATTTTCTTGTGGAAATATGTTTGGTACTGGTCAGCAACACTCTTCATAAACACGACAATCTCGTGTTCGGGGAAAAACCCATAGCTGTCGTAGTAGCATATCCGACCGGTACGAAGACACCCATACACGCATATCCAGTGTCCGCCCGGCTGGTCGTGTGGATGCGTGTTAAAAACGATACCGAAGGATGTTTTGCCCCTGCGCACGATATCACGGATATCGAACCGACACAACTCGCTCACCGCGCACCTACCAAACTCATCTTCTGCGGCAAAATCGATCGGTGTCGTCTCCAAGAAAATGAAATGTGGGTGTTTCTTCTCCACGTGTTCCATTGCTGCGTTTACCTCATATGTGTTCCATGGTTTTCCTTTTAGCAACTCGTTGTTTGGCGCCTCTGGTGGTGGAGCATTCTTTTCGTCGTCTGACAACACCCCCGCAACGGATTTTCCCACATCAGACTGCAGAATACACGCGTCGCTATGATGCGGCAGTAGCTGTTTGGAACAACGGTCCATAAATGCGGTCCGAACTGCCCGGATAAGACGCCTGCGTGCCGATTTCGTTGGCTTATCCACCGTTGTCGCACGGAGTATATCGTCGGGTATAACACTCTTAGACTCTGGATATAGCCGATTGTAGGTTATTGCGATACGGACAAGTGATTCTGTAGAAAAACAAGAATCCCTCATTGTTTCCTTTGAGGAACGAAACACCTTCCCCCTTGATGTTGGATTTGAACAACTTTCCATCTGTCATACTCATACAGAAAGCACCAAACTCTCCCTGGATACAGATAGTAGAAGAATGACAACCATTTCAATAAAAGAAGACCCTCAGACCGCATCTGGGTACCAGGCAACGGTGGGGCTTATGATACTCTTGTCTCTGAGTTCTCTTGTGGGATTCGTACTTGTGTACCTTATGTATCTCGGTGGAAACATGCAGTGGTTTCCCGGAGCACCGTTTGTAAATATGGAAAACTATAAAACGGAACTCCTGAAGAATGCGATTCACGGCACACAGGGGTTCCTGACAATGTATGCTCCTATATTTGCGTGTATCATCGTAAGTTTCGTGTTGGTAACCAGGTTGCCGGTGATTTTAGGAAATGAGAAGAAGAGGGAAGACCTCTACAAGATGCTGTGGCACGGTGTGATCCCAATCGGGACGGTGACGTTCTTTGCCCTGTTAGTATTCAGGTTCCTTGGCGGTAGATTTATGAATATGGAATGGGTATCCTCAGGCATGCTTATGTTTATTCTGGTAATCGCGGGTGTTATATTTACGGGTATTGGATTCAAGGCGGTGCTCAATGTTCCGAAACCATCTGCTCAATAGATATACAATAGATATACAATAGAATAGTAATGGCGGTATCATCCAATCTTATGGCACCCATCCTGGTAAGCTGCATCGTGTGGCTTCTGGTCGCCGCGATGTTAATCTTCCCGGTTGCGCTCAGCTCAGCGGCAAGGGGGAATGCGATTATGATCGGCGTGATGCTGATATTAACCCTTGTGAACATTGTGATGTTCCTTGTATAACCACGTAGGTAGCCTAATCGTTATCCCACGAGGATGATTAGTTATGGAGGTTGTGAAGAAGAATCCCCCGAATATTCTATTGCGAGGATGTACCAGGTCGGAAGAAGCGACCCGCTACATTCATACGGCTATCCTTGATAAATCTTCAAGCAGTGTTCGTCCCAGAGAAGAAGAAATATCAATCCCGGGATTCAGTGCTTCAAAATCGGCCAAGATATTGCGCTGGCCATGGGGTATTCAAATCTGGGTTACTCCATATCGGACTCGGTCAGATAAATGGTGGGATACCCTGTTATCGCTGCTGTCTACGCGGTCGGCAATCACGGATGCATCGTCGGTTGTTTCGGTCAAGATTATCCTTCTGTGCGCGGTTGACACAGCACCGAGCCAGATCCAGATGGTATTCCGAGCCAGGCTCGAGGATGATTATCAGACCGCGCGCTATATCTTAACGTGTGCTGCTGACACGTACCTTGAGCGCTCTCTAGAAAGCCGCTGTGTCGTAATGCTGCCAACAAAAGAAGACCGGTGGGATGATGCTGTCCTGTACCTAGATGCTCCCTCGGATGGTATCGTTTCGTGGAGTCAGGTGAAAAACGCGTGGCTTGCGGACATTCCAGCGTTTCGTGTACTTGATGCAATATTTGAGCCACAGCTGTCATTCTATGCGCCAAGGTCTACAAACCGCAAATCAATCACACTTGCGTGGTGTAGGTACGCAGACTTGCTTAAGTCTTGCTATCAGGAGATAACAATACTAAGACAGGCTTGGGAATGGATCCAGGTACATCACAAGACACACAAAAAAGAAAGAGCCCGTGGGAAATCCTCGGAGTAGAAAAGGGGTCTTCGTGGGAAGAAGTTCGCTCTGCCTTTTTGAAGAAAGCAAAGCGATTACATCCAGATAAGGGGGGGGATCAGCAGCGGTTCCAAGAGCTGAGGTCTGCGTATGAGTCACTCCGGGACGTTATGACGGATGACGTGGCAAATGGAACCGGCCAAGACAGTGTGTGGGAAGACCTGGAGAAGTGGGTTGACTGGGCGGGCAGGTGGGGAAAACGCCTTTTTCGAGGCGATACCCCAGCCGGAAAAGGAATCACACAGGCACCTGAGATTTTACGGATACGCGTACCATGGAAACTGCTTGAGGATCGGACACAGTCGGTGCGGATTGAATATGATGGGTGGCCGGTGTGTGTTCCGCTTGGGGGGACGGAGACGATTGGGGCGATTGGACTCCGGATACGACTTGTGCCGCAGGCGGAGTATAAGACTACTGATGAAAGTGGTAACGAGGTGATCCACAAGCTTACTGACGACGACCCTTGGATGACCGACGCTTGCTGGTTGTTCGACGTCCCTTCTTGTGCGACCGAGTTCCGCGTTTGCGGCGGCGAGTGGACGGACGCTTCCGGTGACTACGGTCGCGGTGTTTCTTGGAGGCACGCTTCTTAACTCCATGTCGTCGTTTTATTGTTGTTCGCTTTCTTCGGCGTAACCCACTGCCCTTTTCGTTGGGAACTTTAACGGGAACTTTAACCGTATCCGCAGTTATCCCAGTGGAAGCACTACTAGATGAATCATCACCATCTTTTTCACCCTCTTTTTCACCCTCTTCAGGTACGATGGGTAAACCATAAATACCACCAGTTCCCCCATAATGTGGCATTTGTTCTCTATCCCCTCTGTTTAGTTCGGCCATTCTATATTATAAGAAGATGTAATACAACTTCGTTATAGTAAACTAAACTCAAATTTAATGGCGGTGGCGTCTGGAAGACATATGACAATTCTGTGGTGGCTACGGGTGCGCTTCTTGGTACCGTGCTTTACCAGTAAGAGGTACACGGTCAGTCATTCCACTTATATGTAAAAACCATCTCCATTAGAGTAAAATCAAACGAGTGAATCGTTTATGTTCAGGCCTTGACGAACAGGTGGTTCATCTTGCCGTTGAGGTTGAAATACGTGAGGGGCTCGTCCTTGATCTCGTCCACGTTAAGGCGGAGAAGGCGGGTGAGGTTGTTGTCCGGGCGGATCTCGCGGCGGTCGGAGGGGTTCTGAAGGTCGTGCGCCTTGATGTAGTCACGGATGCTCTTGCCAACATCGGTGCGGCTCACGAGGGTACCGGTGGGCTTGTCCATGAACTCACAGAGCTCGTCCGTGACGGCAACCGGCTTCTGGAAGCCGCTGTTGGGGCTCGCCTTGCGCTTGGGGCGCTTTCCCTTGATGGCCTTGCGGACGTACTTGACGGCCTTCTTTACGGTGGCCTCAACCGACGAGAGGACGGCCTTGTTTGCCTCGCGAAGACGGACGTTCTCGGCCTTGAGGGTGTCTACAACACTAGTCAGCTCACCGATGAGCTCGTTCGCCTCCACGAGAGCAGGCGACGCCTCAACAGGGGCGGCGTCCGTAGTGGCAGGCGCGGTGCTGCGCTCATTCTCCTTCTGAGAAGGAGCGGGGGTGGCGGTGGCGGCAGGGGTGGCGGTGGCGGCAGGGGCGGCATCCTTCTTCGTCGTCGTGCGGCGTACTCGGCGGGTGGTCTTCGTAGCGGGCATAGTAGTGTCTGTTTGAGTTGAGGTCTTTCGGGGCATGATTTAAACGCGTTCGGATTCTGTATACTCGTAACGCGAGTGCTCCTTAGGCCGATTCATCTCATTCGAAGAACCGGGCCCACGAGAACTCCTCGCCGAGGTACCCGCCTTCCACAAACGATCCGATCAGTACAATCGCAAACGATTTCCGATTCTCTTCGGTGGATACGTCCCCAAACTGACAAAGTGCCGTATATGTCATTACCAGTATAGCACCCATCGCCTTGTACATTACATTTGCAAGGTCCAAGAGTCCTATGTTTTCAGCATTTGGTCGGCCACGTAGTGACCCAATCGTATCGCGTATGTTACCAAGTGTTGTCGGGAGAATCCCATTCCGCAACTGGTTGTGTGCCCGACGAAGCCTTGATCGTGTGGTGCTGTTCGCCGGGGGACGGCGTCCTCGCGCAAGATTCGTAATAATAGATGTGACCGCATCGTAGTTTGTGCCTATCTCTAGAGCATTCACCAGGGGATACAGATGGGTCCTTATGTACGCAAGAACGTCCACGATATACTGGTTTGTAACACCCTCGTTCAACGAACGCCTCAGGAGAGCCACCATCTCTCGGATAGGATTGGCAAATAGGGTATCGTGTGTGTAGAAATCCAGCTCACGCACTGCTTCAGATACCGCATCGGCTGCTGGGTACAGGGTTTCTAGGTTGCGAATGGCAGACGGTATGTCATATGAACCTGGTACGCCTAGTGAGTTTGGTGAACCACGTGAGTTTACAAATGGAGACACGATATGTATAGAATCAACCAGGGAAGCCGATGACCCCGCATTGCGCGGGTTTACAAGGGTATCCTCGTGGTCATCCTCCGACGTACCACGCCGGCGAGAGCCGAGTCTGAAGTTTGGCTGACGAACCGCGAGAGTACGGTGGACGAGTGACGGGGATGTCAGGTTACCACGGGTTCCGTACAGAGGGGCAAGCTTGAATATCTTGGTATATTCATTGCAGCGGCGAACCACATCATACGTGAGACTCTCCCGGGTAAACGGATTCAAGACTCCGCTGAGTCTTTCTCCGGGGCGGTGGCTGCCTCGGAGGAGTGCTGATTTATGCGCCGAACGGAGTTTTCTCCGCAGGAAATCAATAAGCATTTTTACGTCACATCCGTATATCTTAGAAGAGCCTCCGCTATAGGGCTCACGCCACGTGATTAGTTGTGTTTGGGGTATATCAACGAGGTCTTCAAGGGAATAGGGACATTCGTCGTTTACGCATTTTCCAACCGGGATGCCGGGTCCACAAAGCCGACGAATCTTGTTTTTAATATAAACCCGAATGTGTTTTTGGATTGCGGTGATTCCTCGTATAATGCGATTCTTACGCGTATTATACGAATACGCAATAGACAGCACATCGAGGAGCTTCGCGAGATTCGCTGTCTTGGGGATCTTATAATGTAGCTCTCTGAGTGTATAATACAGCGCGTCTTTCCGGATGATGGTCATCGCATTCTTTCGCTCTTCAAACAGCAAAAAACGGAGGAGTTGGTTCTGAGTTACACGGCGTGGTCCCTGTATTTTCTCCTTTGTAATTTTGGTCTTTCGTGATACTTTATACTTTCGGCCGGTTCTCGTTGGTGCGGGCGGAGGATTCGCGGCCGTGTCATTCCTATCATTGATTGGTGTGTGAAATGGGTCACGGTTTTGGAAAATACCATTCCGTCTAGCCCTGGGAGGTGTGTTCATAGTGTTACTATTATAACCACGGATGGTTGGTTAAGGCACTTCCACGGGGTGACGACCACCGGTGCGCACGAATTGACGCGGCGTGGTGTGTGGGCCTAAAGACAACACAACTAACACCAGTACAGCAGATACAAAACAGAAGCAATGGCTTTCGTAATCACCCGAGACAATGGTCGCAGCATCAAGACAGAATTTAACCCAGAGAAGATTGGTTTCCGCCCCCCGCGCGTACTTGACCACGGCGGGAAGATTATCGGAATCTCGTACGATGGAAATCCACTCTACCTGCAGCTACCCGAGATGGTCTGTCCGTATGGAACCAATGTATACACTGACCCCGCGGGCCCGGCACCTCCGAAGTATTCGCTTGACTTCTCCTTTCGTGGGGAGGAGGACAGTGAGCGTCTTGCGCGGTTCCATTCGCAGATGGAGCGACTAGAGGAGGTTCTCGTAGAGCGGGCGGTGGAGAACAGCGTGGCGTGGTTCAAGAAGAAGCAGAGCAAGGAGGTTATCCAGGCGTTCTTTACCCCTCTTCTGAAGCGTAGCGTAGACAAGGAGACGCGTGAGCCGGATAGGAAGTATCCTGATACGTTCAAGGTGAAGCTCAATGTGCGCAATGATGAGTTTGAGTGTAAGGTGTTTGACGCCGACAACGAGATGCTTGACGAGCCGCTTGATACCCTGATTGTGAAGGGCACGCAGGCTACGGCACTCGTTCAGCCGTCGTTCATCTGGTTTGCTGGTGGAAAGTTTGGTATGACGACGAAGGCGGTACAGATGCGCGTCAAGGTTCCTGCTCGCATTGGGAACACGTGCGTGATGGTGGATGACGAGGAGGACACCTCCAATGAGTATGCCGCGACGATGCAGGCAATGGGCGGTTCTGGCCCGATGCTTGTAGACGACGAGGATGATGCTGGTGAGGAGGGGGAGGAGGAGACGGAGGTACCGGAGCCTGCACCTGCTGCTAAGCCCAAGCGTCGTCGCGCACGCAAGTCTGCTGCTGAGACGGAGGATTAGACACACATAGCCCTTACCAATCACTCTATATTTTCATATCATATACAATGTATATGAGTATAAAAAGAAAACACACCCTTGGTCACATAGGGTTCTTCGTGGGTACTCAGTCTTCGTAGATACTCAGTCTTCGTGGGTCGGATTCAGCCATTTGCGGGTCTGTCGGAATATCGTGGCACCTACGTTTTTGATATACCCTTCAAAGAACCGAAACGATTGAAGCGGGTCCCAGAGAATATGCTGCATCGGAGAAATCATAGGGTGTGATTCCCAGGTGTCGTTCGATTGTACGATTGAAACCGCCCAAACAAGCGCGCGCGCTACGCACAACAGGAAGGTATACCATCCAGCCCACTGTAGATTATACACTGGCTGACCAGGTTGCCAGAGCGTAAACGCAACTAGAAAGATGCCGATTCCAAATACAGCATACTCTGGGGATACGCGGGGGACACCATACATAGCATAGCGGGCATGACAAACAAGGAGTATGTATAGCCACAGGCTGTATGCTCCGATGGGACCCAGTCCCGTAAGACTCGTAACCATCACCATCACCATGGCGACCTGAAACGGGGTAATGACCGCGATAACCAGCCGTGTTGCGGAAGAACGATGCAGCATCGGGGTGTCGTATAACAGTGCTTTTGTTTCGGGCTGGTTCTGGATACCAACCCACTCGATGATCTCTTCAGAACACACAAAGAATACACTAAGGCACATAACGACGCCTAGGAATACTCCGATATCATATGGGACAACATCAGTAGAATCCGGGAAGGGATACCTTGTCATTATAAATCGTATGTGTCACCCAGGACATATCATATTACCGTGTCAATTTGGGGGAAGATGGATGTAAAGCGGGCCCGGTGGTGCGTGGGCCTAAGGGCTTGCGGTGTATTATGTTTGTGGTGGTAGAGTGCCTCCGTAGCTCAGTTGGTTTAGAGCGCCGGACTTTTAATCCGGTGGTCGCGGGTTCGAGCCCCGCCGGTGGCTTTTAGATAGTGTGCCAGAGTGGTTAATGGGATGGTCTTGAAAACCATTGGACGTTGTCCTCGCAGGTTCGAATCCTGTCACTATCATTTTTTATGTGTGGTCCAGTGGTTAGGATTCCAGTTTTTCACACCGGCAGCCCGGGTTCGATCCCCGGCACGGAAACATTTTTTGGGAACAATGGTTCCCATCGCTTCTTTGAAAGAAGTGTCTTGTATCTCTACAGTGCCTCCGTAGCTCAGTTGGTCAGAGCATCGGACTCTTAATCCGGGAGTCGCGGGTTCGAACCCCGCCGGTGGCTTTTAGATAGTGTGCCAGAGTGGTTAATGGGTCAGCCTGCTAAGCTGATGGGCTCTGCCCTCGCAGGTTCGAATCCTGTCACTATCATTTTGGGAATCGTACATTTCCCAATGCTTCTTCATAAGGGGCAATCCATATGACACCTTGGTGTAATGGTAATCACATCAGACTTTGAATCTGAAAATCCGGGTTCGAGTCCCGGGGGGTGTCTTAAGAATCTCCATCTGGTTCGTTATCAGATGGCAATTCTACCTGAATAGAGTATCACGTTTGCGATATTGGCAATGATATGAAGACACACGTGAGCAGTCGTTGACTGCAAGAGCATACCACGAATATACACCATCTTTCCCGCTTCATAAAAGAGTACCGCAACCAGAGTGGTGATATAGTACGTAATCCCGTTTTCAGCGTATGCTGCTATAATAAGATTTATAACCAGTGCAACCTGAACCACCGTGATATCAAGGGTACGCCGCCACGAATAGTCAGGTTTGTACCAGTACAGAACTGATGAAAGGAATACCATAAACGGAACACACGCCATCCCATAATATCCACGATATATCGCATACGCGACGGACGGTATGTTTGAGTATGATGTCACGTATAGCATACGTGCGTAGTTTGGGGGAAGAACACATCCATCGTACATTGTATGATAGGTATAAACAGGGAAACGGTATGGTTTCAATTACTTGAATGAGATCGTAATCTCTTCGTGTGTACGATTCATCTTGCGGGTTGCTGACTGGCTTATCTCTCCCCGGCGCTTTCTTCTACCAGTTCGTGAACGCTCTCCGGTGTCATTTTCATCCCTCTCGCGTGCCGCAAGAACCATATCAGACTCAATATCTGCGATGTGGGTGGTTGCCCATTGGAGTACATCGTTCTGGATGACCCAGCGGAAGAAGTTCGCTTGCCCGACGGTTGTCTCGGTCGTGTTCCCCTCCTGGTCTGTAATGCATACTCTCTCGTTGCGACAGAATGGATCAAAGTATCGCTTATTGTATGCTCGGAGCTGTGCCTTGTAACTCAGATAGACATTGAAGCATCGCATTGTGTGCGTGTGATAATACACGTTTTGTTTTTTAGCATAGTTTGTCACGAACCATTCCATCAGGCGCAGACTTACCGGACCGTCTCCGTTAATCATCTCGGTAAATATCTTGTGAATCTCTGGTTCGTTGTAATATCTTACGAGACTGTGGAGAAGCATATCTTGTTTTCTCTGCATACTCTTCTATGTACCTATCTTGTAAACCAGTCACCTCGTTTAGACCAAACCAAACGCGTCAGGATAATAGAGCGTATTGTGCTGGGTGAGAGGGTATCGTAGTATGTGGTATGTTGTAGTCCGGGAGGATACGAACCGTGTTGGTATCTGTATCCGCGAGTGACCCCCTCATGCTGAGCCTCTGGCTTTCACTGGATGTGATGGGGATGCTTCTCATACCGTACATTACTCCTCCAATCGCAATGATTATACACACAACAACTCCACCCAGTACCCAGCCAACTGGGTCAGCAGACAAAGAGACTACGCTGGACCTCTCACTGAGCAAGACACCACCCACAAAGTACGCAACCAGCAAACCAGCCAGCCAGAGATACCCACGACCATTCATATCCATCTCACGGCAGAACGTGGAATGATGCCTGTCTGTATAACACCTTGGTAGAATACTAACCAGGGCCGCGTATCCAGCCAGTGTCACGATGGCAATCCACGCGTTTATAGGATGCAATCTTTCCCCAGTATACAATGCCAGCCTCAGCGTCACAAGAAGGCTAATAATGAGCGTTGTACCTCCCAGTATTCCGTCATGAACCGTCTTGCTAAGAACATACGAAGCCAGTGTACCAGCTAGAATTATTACGTGACGAGATACCATCTAATCTACGCATTACTGAAATATACAACTATGGCGGCTGTTATGATCCCCACATTTCCCGACTGCGAGATACAACTCGTGGCAGCAGAGAACAACGACGGCAGCGTACCGGATTTAGTACTACAGTATACGAGTATTCAGAAAGTAGTATCCATAGAAGGCATCGTGAATCCAATGGGGGAGATTTGGTATGAGTGGATCTGCTCTAGTATTCTATACGGAGACTATCCATTTTATATGAAGGGATTCACAGAGAATGGAAGGGACATCGTGCGGATCATCGTATCGCTAGAATCGTTTTACAAGGTGATTCGGAACAACCCGTATTTTATAGAATCATCATTGGAGGTTATGACAAATGATTCTACGGGAATACCGACTTGGTGTGCACACGTAGACTGGTATAAATGTTCTAAACCCACCCGTGCGTGTACTGAAGTAGATGCCAACAAAGAACTCTCAAGAGACACTCAAGAGACACAAGAAGGGAGTAAGCAGCAGCGGTGCGTTTCGGTCGACCCTCCGAGCAGAGAAAGAGACGCAGTGTATTGGTACGAATGAGCGCGAACAGTCGTTGACACAGGATAAGGAGGCCGTAGACGCGGCATCCCGAAAGCTTGAGACAAAGCCGTGGAATCGCCTAGACAGGGGTCATAGAATACAAAAGATACGAGAGTGGGTAAATCGCCTTGATGGGGATAAGTATCCAGACAGCCTCAAAGACGAGATCCGGTCATCGCTTGTTCGGGCGATCCAGAGGAAAGATATCACGACGAACGCGTGTGTTGAATACGACACAGAGACGTGTAAGGTAACGGGTGTGCCTGCGCTGATGATCGTAGAGGGTGATTCTGTGACAGAAGGGAGTACACGGGTTATCATCCGTCGGCCGGAGAAGAAGACAAAGAAGCGCCGAAAGACCACGTCGTCATAAGTGTATCCACCCGTATGTAATATACGTGCTTACGTATAATGGATGCGTATTACAAGCTTGTGATGGAAGAATATAACACACAACTGGGATATGATATCCACGAGATAGACCGGTGTGTTGATACGCTACGAGAGTATTTGTATGATTCAGTCGGATACGATGATGATTACATGGGTGGTCTTGTCGAAGAAGAGATTGAATCCATCGTTGAAGACTGTAAAACAATGCTCCACGAAACTCTGTCGGGTGTTCACTGTCGCGAACCAGACGAGACACATCCCGTATCGGAAGCACTTGCAAAGATTGAATCATACCGAGGGGGTGACCAACAGCGCACGGATGAATGGTATGCTAGGCGAAGGGGAATGATTACTGCCTCAATCGCAAAGGCAGTTATGAACATTGATTATTCCACCGGAAAGGGAATCGGGGTTCTTCGTGAAAAAATCATCCAAGCATCTCGTCCAGACGAATCCGATAGGGCTGAGAGGAGTTTTGTCCCTCCCTCAAACCCAGATGCTCCTACCGTAAGGGGTATCCGGTACGAACCAGTCATACGACAGGTATACGAGCATATCCATAATGTGACGGTAGAAGAATACGACTGTGTACCACACGCTCAATATCCGTTCATAGGGGCCAGTCCAGATGGGATTGTTACAAAGGGCAGCACTCGTGGCCGGATGGTTGAAATCAAATGCCCACAACCGGCAAGCATCCATAAAGATGGTAACCGAGTCCGACCAGAGTATTGGAGCCAGATGCAGCTACAGATGGAGGTATGCAATCTTGTAGAATGCGATTACGTACGCGTAGTCGTCCGTGAAGCACCCACGATACGCGAAATACAACAACTAATACGCACCACTAAGAAAGAATACACAAGCATGGCACTGTATCCAGAGATGGGTAAGAAGGATTCCGCAGTGATAGCCGCTGGTACGGTTTGGATGGACCAGAATGGGGAGTACCATTGCTCAAATCCAATCGAGAGAAAGTTTCGGCACGAAGATTCCGTGATACAGAACCACAAGGGTGAGGTACTGTTTGTGCGTCATTTTGTAATCTTCGCGAAGGACTGGTTTACCGTAACCGTCGGTCGTAATCGCGACTGGTTTACAAGTGCATTCCTTCCGAAAGCAAAACTGGCATGGGAAGAAATCCAGAGGGGCCTTGATGATCCAGAGGAATGGGCCAGGACGCATCCGGTTAAAAAAAGAGCGCCCAAAGAATCCGTGATGCTCCAGGTAATCAAGGACCCGTCGGTTTGCTTGATGGCAGATGATTCGGACTGAATATACCTTGTTGAAAGCACCTAAGGAATAATATCCAGTATATGATGGGGGGCAGTGTAGTTTAAACACATAAAACACATACTATCAGTATGAGATTGGAGATTCCCACTCTGCTCGTGTAGCAAGTTGGCGCAATTGGTAGCGCGCCAGGCTCATAACCTGGAGGTTGATGCGTTCGAATCCATCACTTGCTTGTAAATACCGACATGGTTGTTGGTGATTACAAGTCTAAATAGAAGAATACATCCTGCCCTTTAACAAGGCGGGATTTGGATAGTTACACGGGAGAACGATTTCTTTTCGGAGAGTCTGTTCGTGAGGTCCGGTCATTTCTCTAGAGGTTGGCCATCTGTGATTGTCATGTTGATTTCTGGAAGAGGCCTCTGTCTTAAGAAGGTATGGTTGGTACACGTGGTACGCATCGTCGCCCCCCTGACCACTCTTGGAACCGCGCGACTGTTTATCAACGGGATAACCAGCAAATCCTTCGTGTCTGGAGTACGGACCCATATTCAGATACATGAGCGTGGAATGATAGATTGATATCGCAGCAGATTCAATCGACGAAACCACCGAACCAGCGAGTATATCCATTTCTATGATACGCGGTAAATTCTAAATGGCGTGACGAGGTGTGGGTCTAATCCACGCACATAGTATGGTACAATACATAGCAAGGATGGACCAAACAAACACGCTTCGGGTTACGAAACGAGATGGGTCGGTACAGGACGTATCATACGATAAGATCGTAAACCGGATCGCAACCCTTGCGTCGGAGACGCCGTGTGGAAAGTGTGCGCTAACACACGTGAATCCCATTATGGTTGCACAGAAGGTAATCTCACAGATTTTTGACGGGATCGACACGTACAAGCTGGATGAACAGGCATCGCTTGTTGCGATAGAGATGGTTACCACACACCCGGAGTACGGAGAACTGGCTGGGAGGATTATGATAAGCAATCACCACAAGCAGACGTACCCGGACGTTATGTCTGTATTTCGTGAGCTTCGTGAGATGTATGACGACAACGACAAGCCAGCCCCGATCCTGTCAGAAGAAACCCTTGCAATCGCAGAGGAATATTCGGAGAGAATCCGCGATGCGATTCAGGATGATAGGGATTATCTTATTGATTATTTCGGATTCAAGACTCTGGAACGTACATACCTTCTTCGTAACAAGGGTCGTATCCTTGAAAGGCCCCAGTATATGTGGATGCGAGTCGCGATTGGTGTTCACGGGTGGGATATTGACAGGGTGATCGAGACATACCACGACCTGTCTACTAAAAAGTACACACACGCAACACCCACGCTATTTAACGCTGGCACGGTTCATCCGCAGATGTCGTCGTGCTTCCTTGTGTCAATGAAGGATGACAGCATTGACGGGATCTACAAAACGGCGCACGAGTGTGCTCTCATTTCTAAATGGGGCGGTGGTATTGGTATCCACATCCATAACATCCGAGCAAAGGGCTCGTATATCCGGGGAACATCTGGGACGAGCAACGGGATTGTACCAATGCTGAGGGTATTCAACGCGACTGCGAGATATTGTGATCAGGGCGGTGGCCGCCGCAAGGGTTCGTTTGCTATGTACTTGGAACCCTGGCATATGGATGTCGAGGACTTCCTGCGTCTTAAGATTAACCACGGCAACGAGGAAGAAAGAGCACGAGACCTGTTTTATGCAATGTGGATACCTGATTTGTTTATGCGTAGGGTCCAAGCAAATGGTACGTGGACCCTGTTTTGTCCAGACAGGGCAAAGAACCTGGCCGAGGTATATGGTGAAGAGTTTGACACACTATACACGATGTACGAAGACGACCCAGAGACGTACGGGGGGAGGACTATCTCGGCACAAAAACTATGGTTCCAGATTCTACAGTCACAGGTCGAGACGGGAACACCATACCTGTTGTACAAAGACGCTGCTAACAAAAAGAGCAACCAGAAGAATGTCGGAACGATCAAATCATCAAACCTGTGCACCGAGATTATGGAATACTCATCGCCCGATGAAACCGCGGTGTGTAATCTCGCATCACTGAACCTCCAGGCATTTGTGTATACCGACGCAGATGGAAACGAGGCGTTTGATTTCAAGAATTTCCGCGATACAACGCGGCGGCTGGTGCGAAACCTGGATAGGGTGATTGATAGGAACTTCTACCCGACAGACGCGGCACGTCGTTCAAACATGAGGCACCGTCCAGTTGGTATTGGCGTACAGGGTCTCGCGGATGTGTTTGCGAGACTGGGTTATACATACGAAAGCCAGGATGCAAGAACACTCAACCGCAAGATATTCGCCCACATGTACTACGCATCCGTAGAAGCATCTGCTGACCTTGTTCAGGTAGATGGACTACCCAGCTACGAGACATTCAAGGGGTCCCCCGTGTCAAAAGGAGTTCTGCAGCCAGATATGTGGGAGGGAATCGTTGCAGACGATGACGTGCCTGAACTTGACTGGTCTTCTCTTCGTACAAAGGTGAGAGGTGGTATTCGTAACTCGCTTCTTGTCGCCCCGATGCCAACCGCGTCTACGAGCCAGATTCTGGGTAATAATGAGAGTTTTGAACCATTTACTACGAATATCTATACACGGAGAACTCTGGCGGGAGAGTTTGTGGTTGTAAACCAGTACCTGATAAAGGAACTCATCCAGCTTGGATTGTGGAATAGTGAGATGAAAAATCGCATCATTGGGGACCGTGGTTCCGTAAGCAACATCGAGGAGATACCCAGTGAACTACGGGAGAGGTTTAAGAATGTATGGGAAATGTCTCAAAAATCATTGATCGACATGGCTGCTGATAGAGGGGCATACATATGCCAGAGTCAGTCTCTGAACCTGTACTCTTCTGACCCTACTTTTCGACGTCTGAGCAGCATGCATATGTACGCATGGAAAAAGGGTCTCAAAACCGGGCAGTATTACCTGAGGACACGTCCCGTCGCTGATGCGCAACAGGTTACCATCGACCCAACCGTGCGTTCAAACCAGGATAATGAACCTTGTGACGTGTGTTCCGCATAGATTTGAAAACTAGTAATAGTAAGAACGATGCCAAGACAACGGCTGCGGCGGCATCGGATTATTACGCGCGAGGCAAAGCGCCGAATGATAGGAAGAAAACCCACTAGTAGTTCTGCTGTAGTCGTACCGCCCGATCTGAACGTAAATGAGAAATCAAACACCGAAATACAAAAGATAGAAGCAGAGGCCAAGAAGGCAGCAGAGGCCAAGAAGGCAGCAGAGGCCAAGAAGGAGGCAGAGGCCAAGAAGGTAGCAGAGGCCAAGAAGGAGGCAGAGGCCAAGAAGGAGGCAGAGGCCAAGAAGGAGGCAGAGGCCAAGAAGGAGGCAGAGGTCAAGAAGGCGACAGAGCCAAAAGATTTACAAAATAAGCGGACAGAATACCATGCTAGTCAAAGGGATATACAGATTGCTCGTCGACGAAAACAAGCCGCAGAACGCAGGGGCGTAATAAAAAAGGCAGAGAAGATTCACAATATAATGGTTCAAAAAAAAACTTCCACCAAAAACAAGTAGGCTCTTACTGTAGATACCACGCAGTTAACAATCTACTTGGATATGAAGTATGTGGCCTGAAGAGGTTTGACTCATTATGTGATGATTGGGATATCCTTAATAGGTTCCCAAAGGGTAACTCTAGGAAAGGATTCTTATTTTATAATAATGGTGGAAGAGACGGTGTAGATAATCTATTTGGATTTATATTATCAAAATACGACATCAACGCACGGTTTGTAGGGTATGACTTCCACAATACAAAACCTATGATACCAGATAATGCGATTGGTGCCATCATGTTCAATACACGTCACACGTGGGCAGTCCGAAAGCACTCCGAAGACGGTAATTTCTGGAAACACGACTCTTTACGAGAGGCAACCCCATATGTGCACAGGTCAACAAAGGCATATGCTGCTCTTTACTGCTTTCTTAAGTAGATATGCTACTTCCACGTATTCTTCTTGCGATAATCGCTGGAGGAATTCTCGCGTTAATATTATTCCCGGACATACGAAACGAAGCATTTACTGGGATTCGTGATTCTGGCTTCAATCGGCGTGTTGCTTTTGAAAGCAGACAAATCCTTGATAGGGTCGGGAAGGAACCACTTCCCCGTCAACCAGTATTTACAGATGATCCCAAGATGGGGAATGCTAGGAGAGATATGTCACGTCTCCCGAGCACAGAGGGGAGTGGTTTTTCATTACCCGTCTCTTACACACATTACAAGGTCCCAGATTTCAAGGATGGGTATGATATCGCGCTTATGAATGCCCCTCGAGCATCAGAAACATACCACACCCCCCGTAGTGATGCGTTTCATCTATACTACCAAACCCTACACGATACGCTAGATAACCCGAGAGAGAATGGATATATCGTTTCAGGTACCGCCCCGCTGTGACCACGTGACCAAACAGAATGTACATTCAGATTTATTACACGGAGATACGACTAGTTTAGTAGAATGGATGCAGCGTGGTAGAAATATTCAACATTTTAAAAAGAGGATTTTATCCTACCCATACAAGGTACAACATCAGTTATTAACGGATATCATCATTGATGATACTCGTGTATTTGAAAGCAGGCGTATTCGTCATCCGGGATTTTATCATCTAGGAATCCGTTACCCCCACGAATGGGTCTTATTGGAAATCATAGAACGTATTAAATATTCTATATTCGTTGATGATGAAGATGAGATATGGGCATTTCATATTATTGCTCTTACACCTACACATACGTTCCACCGGGATACACTCTGGAAATACCTTATGAATGCGTTCGATGGGTCTTCAAGATGGGTACGATGCTTTACATCGTTTTTATGTTCACAGAGTGATTTTATAGAGAAAAGGTTTTGCCGGCTCCATATGGTAAATGGGTGGTACTATTGTATGAACCATCGGAGAACGTTTGAACTCCTAAGATGCATCTATCCCACGTTCCAACACGCATCTATGTACCCGCCCGATTCAGAGAATACCGCGATTCTGAACGGCGAACCGTTTATGATGGGAGTTGTGCTTGCGTGTGAAAATGATGACCCATTCGTATGTAGTAATATGTACTATGAAAATTCTACGGTCATAGATATAATGCATCGTTTGTTTACGGGTGAACAATCTGTAAGATGCTAGTGGGTTCCCGAAGTTGGCTTATTTGCATACATTCCGGGGCGGTATACGGTTTTTGAACGCTTGATATCAACAATCGCCTTTGTCATTTCCTCTACAAAATCCATCAGCGCAAACCGAGCCTTGGGACTTAGGTATTTATCCTTCTTTTCTTGGTCAACGATCGACCGAATAGATATCACACATTTTTGGAATCCCTCCTTATCCGCCTTGGTTTTTGCCAGGGTTTTGAAGAAGTCAAGGATACACTTTATACCATTTTCGGTGGTTTCCCTTGGGATTTCCTTTGTTTTGTTGTTTGCGGACTCGATAATCGTTCCAAGAACACCTACGAGCCCTGTTGCGTGTGGACCGAGAATTGAGAGGGGGACGATTCCGATGTTCGCGGCCTCGGCCAACACGATACTATGCCCGGCTAGCTTCGTTTTCATCTTGTTTGCCGCACAAAACTCATCATAGTTATCACCGTTGTCAATACTTGTGAGAATCTTCTCGATGTGAACCGTCATAAACTCCGTCAGGATTTCATTTGCGGTCTTCACGTCTTCGCTTCTAGACTTTGCGATATCCTTGTACAGGCGGACGTATGTTGTCGCAAACACGTGCTGGCGTGTTGCGTTTTCTAGAATCAGACGAAGTGCCCACGGGTGCTCATCATCACTAAGGCGACTACATACACCATGCAATGACTTCAGGATGGAATCATAGTTTTGAGGCGTGACCTTGTTAAGGTCGCCGACGATTTTCTGCTTCATCGCATCGTCAAATGACGTTGGCTTAGGCTTGATCGATGGCTTTTTCCACACTGGGGAGTTATGGGGGGTGGTGGTTAGGGATGTTCTGATAACCGCTCGTCCTGTTCCCTCGTGTCCACCCTGCTTCCTGCCTCGCATCCGCCGATGATTATCGTGTGATGTGTGAGACCTGTCGTTTGTACGCTGTTCGCGCATAACATTCTCCAGTGTAATCTTTTGTATGTTTTTCCAAGAATCCGCACCGAGTATCGATGCGGGGTCCGGTCCCTCCTTCTGTGTAGCAAGCACCAAAAGAGATGCCGCAGAAATACAAACGGGAGTGACACACGTGACCGAATCCATAATAACCTGTATTACTACACAGATTTATACTTATGTGCCCCTGTTGATGTACATTGTATGAATTGATTCGTGTACCGGTTCAATTGGCAACAGTCACACCTAAGCAGTTGATACAAGAACATACATAGACTATACAATGGCAGATACAAACACAGAAACAGCCACAAGCACAGCAAGCACAGCAAGCACAGCAAGCACAGCAACCGCCACGAGCGCATCCACGTACACGGTAGAGCCCATTGAGTCATTTGATGATATGGCTCTCAATGAAGACCTTCTAAGGGGGATTTATGGGTTTGGATTTGAGAAACCGAGTGCGATTCAGGAGAGGGCCATCATACCCGTTACAAAGGGATATGATGTGATCGCACAGGCCCAGTCTGGAACTGGTAAGACCGGTGCGTTTAGTATTGGGCTGCTTCAGAAGCTGGATTTCACACAGCATAATCTCCAGGCGATCGTGCTTCTTCCGACGCGTGAACTCGCACAACAGGTCTATACAGTGGTTCAGGGACTATCTACGTATATGGAGGGATTCAAGGCGGTTCTCGCGATTGGAGGGGTTATGGGCGGCGACCAGGTACGAGAACTACAAAACGGTGCCCAGGTAATGATTGGTACTCCGGGTCGCGTATACGACCTCATCGCAAACCGCGCTGGTCCGCAGATTGTAAATAACCTGCAGACGATTGTACTTGATGAGGCAGATGAGATGCTTTCCATCGGATTCCAAGACCAGGTCCGTGAGATCTTCCTAGTTATCCCACAGAGTGCGCAGATTTGCTTGTTCAGCGCCACTCTGAACCCAGATGTGATGGATGTATCAAGGAAGTTTATGCGTGACCCGGTTGAGATTCTTGTTCGCACAGAAAATCTGACCCTGGATGGTATCCAGCAGTTCTACGTGAAACTCCGTGAACAGGACAAGTTTGGATGCCTGATGGATTTGTACGAGTCGATGACGATTACACAGTGCCTAATTTACTGCAACAGTCGCGGGCGGGTTGAGGAGATCGGGAACGAGCTTACAAAGAGTGGGTTCACGGTCGGGGCGATTCACGGACAGATGTCGTGGGATGAACGCAAGTCGGTAATGGATAAGTTCCGTTCCGGTGGTCTCCGCGTGCTTATCTCAACGGACCTTCTTGCGCGTGGTATTGATGTACAGCAGGTTTCTATCGTGATTAACTATGATATCCCCCGTGATGTTGCGAACTATCTTCATCGGATTGGGCGCTCTGGTAGGTTTGGAAGGAAGGGCGTTGGTATCAACTTTGTGACCGAATCGTCTTGGGAGTCTATGGAAGCAATCTGCACTCATTATAAGACCGACATCAACGAGCTCCCCGCTGATTATGCCTCACACATCTGAGTGGTTTGACTCGTTTGGTGTGTATTATCAAAAAAAAATTGTTTTTGTAGTATGGACCTAATTATCCTCCTTGCCGTATTTGTAGCGTTTTTAGCGCTCGCGTACGTTACGTATCGAAATGTATACAACTTGGACTCAAGGCTTAGAAAGATTGAGGATATCCTGAAGAACGCGCAGGTTGTTGCGGAACCATCTGCCTCTCCAGCAGGGGCACCAGAGGCACCACAGACACACGGCGCCAATACACCAGTTGTAAATCGTGATGCCCCGTTGTCAGTGCCCAACTCTGTACCCCAGGATGTCTCTCCGTATGCCGCACGGTATGGTGCTGCGGGGGGGGATTCCTTTGATGGACCCATTGCTGGCTGGGGAGGTGATGGTGGGGTTGCCCCGCCGAGAGTAACCGTTGCCAAGGAGGGAGCGAATACTCGGACGGTTGAAATCATACCGGACGACGATGAGGGGGGTGGCCGTGTGGACGAAGAGGTTGAAAGCGACGATGGCGACGATGAGGGTGACGATGGAGAGGTTGACGTGGACGATATCCTGAATGATATGGAACGCGAAGACAGCGAGGACCGTGAGGACCGCGATGATGGTGTTGAGAATCTCACACCGGCTGTATCCGCAAAGGTTGCTGACCTTCGCCGCGCACTTCGTGATGCGAATGTCCCTATTCCGAGTGGTGTAAAGAAGGCGGATCTGATACGACTCGTACAGGAGCATCACATATCGGTTCGCGCGGACGATAATGGTGCTGACGAGGAGATTGTGGAGGATACTGCGTGATAACTTGGTATGTGATGGTAGTAATGCAGGTTCGTGGATGTTGGAGGACTACGGACAATCGTCATTGGGACAGCCCCGCTAGAATGTCAGACGGGCGCGTCTTTACAGACTGGAGGTCTCCTTGTATTATCAATACGGGACGCGGCCATCTGTATAACGCGATGTTACAAACGTCGGGTGGATACATGACGAGCCGGCGAACGGCAGAATCAAGGGTGCAGACTGGAGACCCGTGGGGCAAATCCTACGTACCACCACCGCCCAAGCAGCTGATTCTTCCGGTAGCAAAAAGTGGAGTAGAGATTCTTCGACAAGATTTACCGGGTGCGATTGGAGCAGAGGTACGATCTGGGAACACCCTGACTTCTCACATACAGCCGGATAACCTCACTCGTGAAGACACGCGTGTGAGTGATTGTGGTTATCCAGCGATGCCAAGGTGTGACCCGCGCTGGGGTCTTTCTTCGGAGACGCTTGTTTTGAATATGCGAGATTCAACTCCTGCTGGTGGAAGTACAACCGCGTGGCTTCGTGGTACGCTGGGTGACCGCGTCTGATTTATGGAGTGTGTGTAGAAGTAGGATGGTTTCGTTTAAAGGTGTTGCTACGAGTGGGGTGATTCATCGTCATCCGGCTGGTTATAATGAAAACACGATAATGATTAAGGGGGTTGCTCCCGGGGCATCTGCGGTCCAGTGGTTTGCTGCGGACCCACCGCAGCGTGTGTTGAGCAAGACTGGTTCATACCAAGCATACCCGTCTCCCACCGTGGCAATCACAGGGAAGAACTGTGGAGTATCCGAGGTCACTGGTGGAGTATATACGATTGTGTGTGATGTCCCAAATGCATACTACGCGAACGGTGGGGCGATACTCCTGCCGCCACACGTAACCCTCCGCGTGTGGGACCGTGACCATTGTTTGGGTGACACGATTGCCACGCTGGATACAATGGTTCCGTACAAGGGGCTCACGTATGCTCCTTCGCGTCGTGGACCGGAGTTCTATGCCGGACAACTTGACCTACCGCCACGAACCCAGCAGCAGATATTGGAGGCACGTTCCACATTGGCTCTAGGACAGGAAATACCCGTGCGCAGATACGCAGAGGATTTCTGGGGGAGTGTGCCGAGACCCTGATTATATGCGTCAAGTATAGATTATGGCGGCTGCTTCGGTGGATACCCCGGTGAGTAAATTGTTGGCGTCCATAAACAAATCCAGGCGCGAGGCTGTTGCAACGGCAGGTATTTCTGCTCTGGCCGGGTCAATATACGTGAAAGATGGTAAGATATCTGGTGGGAAGCCTTCTAATAAATCGCGTACTCTGAAAATGGTGGATGAAGTGGGTCTTTTCCCTACAAACTTTGTGAAACACACAATCTATGGTGTGTTCAAGGACGTGTTTACATTCTTATTACCCGAAACGGATAAGCATATTAAGGCTACTAAAAATGTCTTTGCGGACCTTCATCTTTCGGGAGTATCCCTTCGCGACCTACTGGGCCTTCATCCAGGAAAGTATATATCCATCAAACACCCTCGCAAAGAAGACAGGATATATTTTTATCGGTCGATGACGGATTCAGGTAGGATATATTTTTACAGCGGGATTGGCAAGTCTGGTCGGGATGCGAAGATGGGCCCTCGCGCGGTTCGGGATGCGATAGGAAGAATTACAAATCGTATGGGGAAGACCAGGATTTCCCCCGACGAAAGAACACTTCGTTCCATAGAATCGGGTCTTATACAGGTGCATACAAACCATAATGATATCCCAGCAGGGAGATATACTCGTCGCAATAAGCGTCGTAACGGATTTACACACAATAAAACACAAGCACGCAGACACAGGAAGAGACGCAGGCAAAGACACCGGACAACACTTCGAAGAACAACTCAGTAACTCACGACGTACTAATACGTTCTATCTATCTCAGAGAGGTAGACAGAATGAAGGTTCTTT